TTCTTCAGTCATGGTAAATCCTTGAAGTAGATACGCCCCGTTGCCGGGGCGCACAGGCTTACAGGCCAGTGAGGATGAAACCGCCAGTGTCTTCCAGCACGTCCAGGCCAGCAATGCGGTACTTGCTGTCTACCTGGAAGTCAAAAGAACCCAGCTTGATGATTTCACCGATGGTGAGCGGTTGCGGGATGCGCATCTTCATGACCTCGGTGTTGTTGCTATAGAACACCGTGGCAGACGTGCCGCCGACATTACCAGCGCGGAAGCTGGACATGAAGGTCACGTCAGGGAAGTTGGCCCGCAGCGCAGACAGGACGCTCATGCTACCCGCAGCGGTGTCCAGAATGGTAGCAGCCAGGTCGTTCAGCACTTCAACAGAAGTGACGACACGATTGACGCTGTACTCCGGGGTGTTGTTCACCGCGTTGCGTTGGGTAGTGATGCCATCCGCAAAGGCGTCGTGCTTCTCCTGAGCGGTGAGCGTACCGATAGCGCCACCGGCGGAGTCAGCCGCGAAGCCGCTGTAGTTCAGCAGACCTTCGTTGCCAATCTCGCCCACCAGACCAATCTGGTCCACTTCGCGCATGTAGATGCGGTTGTGAGCCTGGACGTAGCGTTGCGGCAGGTTGATGCCCTGAAGCTCAGCTTCACGGATTTCAGAGTCCGTCCACTTGGAGTGTGATTCACGCTCCACGACACGCAGGAAGGAGTCTTCACCCGCCAGGCTGATCTGGCCCTTGTTGTCGGACGCATCGCCACTGGTGGTGAACCCACCAAGGTCTTGTAGACGCAGGGACTGGATGCGACGGGCATAGCCGCCTGAGTTGTCCGCTTCGATACCGGAGTTCATCAGCGCCAGTTCGGGATACTTCTTCTCGAACACACGCGGATCAATCGTGGTCAGGTTGCGAGCTAACACAGTACCAGCATAGGCGTCAGTGAAGCCCCGCTGGCTGGCAGAGTCGCAGAACGCCTCAAAGGAGGCCAGGTCGTACAGATTACCGAGTTTCATTGAATGCCTCCTTAATACAGGCGAATGAGCCAGACGCCATCTTGAACTTCTTCGATGAACTCACCAGACACCGCGATATCGGTGTCTGTAGCGGTGGCTTCACCGGTCGCGTTGTCCGCATACACAGCACCGAATTGCGCCGGGGTTTCCCCCGTGGCAACACGCACAGTGACCAGACCCTGACGGATATACTCAACCTGACCATACAGGTTGGCATCGACGGTTGCGCCGTCTTCCACAGGGGCAGCGGGGTTACGCAGCACCACGCCTGCAATGACAGGGGTGGCAGAAGTGTCCAGGTTGTCCAGAGAACCCGTGTCCAGCTTGGCGAAGTGACCCACTTTCAGGCCATTTTCAAACGTGCGGGCAGTCAGGACGATGTTGTTGTTGCCGAAGCGTTCACCGGCTCCAACCTTTTGCGGATCGTCAAGGTATCCAGTTTCGAAAGCCATGATTACAGCTCCTTGTCAGCGATGGGTGAGAACTTACCAGCACTCGGTGACGCATCGCCGAAAGTGCGCAGGTCAGTACCAGTTTTCTTCAGCAGCTTGAAGGCAACCGACAGTTCAGCATCGGAGAACTCCTGCTTACCATGCTCGACCGCCAGGGCATCGCGCATGATCTGGTCAGTTGCCTTGCCAGCAAACTGATAGGATTCATCGACAAACGTCTTCGCTTTCTCGATGACCTCAGTGTGACGCCGGATCGCGGAATTCACCGCATCCTTGAACTCGGCGGTATCCGTCACCGGTACTGACGGCTCTTCCTCAGCAGGGGTTTCTTCATTCTCCAGGGCAGGCTCTTCAGCAGCCGGTGCAGGGGCACCACCCATGGAAATGATTTCCTGCAAGGTCGGCATGATCTCTTGCAGCTTGTCCATCGGGACAGACTTCAGGGCTTCGGGTAGCTGCTGCGCAATCTCCACGATCTGTTGCAGATTCGGCTGACCCTCGGCATCCACGAAAGCCGTGTGCAGTTCCGGCTGATCCCCGGTTTTCTGCTTGGTCTTCATAGGTTCTACCTCGGTTGGTTGTCGGTCAATAAAAGAGCAGGCCGAACCACAACGGCCAGCCGGTACAACAGCCAAATGGTGCGGCTGAATGTTCACTTGCTCAAAGTCGAAGCGCTCATGAGGAACCAAGTTGGCATTGTAGCCCAATGACAACTGTCGTTTCCCGGTTTTCAGCGCCCCGCTGATAGCGTCAGTGATCCTAACACGATTACGCAATGCCAAGTGGGAAGAAGTGTTTTCGTCAATGAAGTCGATAATCTCGGAATCCAGCACCGAACCTACTGGGCTCTTCACGTCATGCCCCACGGTCACATGCTCGTCCGTCAATGGCACACCATTCATGGCGGTATTGGCACGGGCAATCGTGGCAGGGGAGCGGTACACGGTGAATGTCTTCTCGGCAGGTTCCAGACCAAGTTCAGCGCCAAGGTACTCAAGAACGCCATCACGCACAGACACGGTGGTCTTCTCTTCACCGTTCCAGGTGACAGAATCATTGAAGCTGCCAATCAATGTGTGTTTCATGAGTCTCGCGCCAAATTGGTTTACATGAATCTAAGTGTATGGTAACAGAGCGTCAAGAACAACCACTAGACAGTGGGCAATTCCTGCCAGAATAAGTAAAGCGTCCCATGGTATCAATCCTCTTCTTCGTCTTCGAGTACGTACCGTGCTGTGCAACGGCAATTGTGATCGACGCCAGGAATCAGGTGCTCACCGTCCAGGCTGCTGTACAGCCCTTCGCCAATGTTGAACTCCTTCCCGTCGCGGTCTGCATGGGATGGCCTGACGGATTCGTCACCGGCTGTCTCCCACACGGCTTTCTTGATGCCCAGCTTCTGCACCCTGATCTTACTGGTGATGCTGTTGAAATTCTGAATCTGGTTGTGAGCCAGGTACTTCGCGTGATTCTTGCGCTTCTCGGCAACGTCCTTGAACTGCTCCATGATGGTTGACAGGCTGTCACCGGTCGTCATCGCGTGAAGCGTGTTGTCGGTGAACGTCTCCAGGGTTTCATCTCGCAGCTTCTTGACCCACTGAGCCGTTTCCATCACCAGCGCATTGATGGTGTAGGTCATGCCCTCACGTGCCGCCAGTTGCACGGTGCTGACGCCTATGGCCTTCTCCACGGCGGCATAGAGCTGCTGCTGCTGGCGCTTGTCTACCTTGCGCAAGGTATCCGCCACCATCGCTTCAATGCGCTCGTTGTCGAACTGCTTTCGAATCTTGCGGCGTGTCCGATTCGCCAGAGTCACAAGCACCTTGGCGTAATTGCCGCCAGGTGCCGCATCGGTGAACTTCTCCACGGTAGACTGATTCAGCTCCTTGATTACGTTGTTCTCAAACCGCTGCGTAATCTGCTGCACCATGAATTCAAGTATATCCTCGAACTCGTTTTCCTGAGCGCGTGGGCTGCTGGGCTGCTTGATATCATTCGCCATCGGGGAACATCTCCTTGAACTTGTCCTTGACGATGATTTCATTCTGGCTCAGGTAATGGCGGTAGTCTTCCCCCATCTCCCACAGGAAGCGGGCATTTTGGATAGCGGTCTGCTCGAAGTTCAAACGCTCCTGAGCGCTGCCGCCTTGATTCTCGGCAAAGTCCACAGGCTCCATGCCGCATGCCTTCACCAGCTCGCAGATGGGGTCGATGAAGTAATCGAACTGAAGGTTCTCAATCGTGTCCTGGAAGGTCTGGCGCTCCTGCTCACCGCTGCTATTCAGCCCCTTCACGTTCTCACCCACCAGCACAGACAACGGGATGCCTGTCACCATGGCGAGACGACGCAGGGTGATTTGATCCACATCCGCAAGGTTGGTGAGCGCCTGGGCCACACTAACCACATCATCCTCAGCATCAATGATACCGTCACCGTAGATGGATCGCAGGTCAGCCAGCTTGCCATAGTAGTCTACCAACTCCTTGTCCTGCCCCGCAGCCAATGACTCCTTGAAGCCCTTGATCTTATGGAACACCGTGGCGTTCTTCTCCACGATGGCACCGCTGGCGCGTTCCACCACACCATCATTGACGATCTGATTGCGGATCAGCTCGAACTCACTGACGCCGCCGTACTTGTACAACGCTGCGTCCTGTTCAGCAGGCTCCACGTAGGTAAAGTCAATGACGCGAGTATGATGGAAGTTATGACCGTTGACCACGTAGTAACGGGGCTTCATGTAGCGTTCGTCCGTGAGGTCAATGCTCACGTCCATCGCGGTCACCATGTCCCCACTGAAGACACTGAAGCGGGTGCGCTCCATGTCCACAGGTCGCGTGCGCGGGGTGTACAGGTCTTCACCGCGTTCATTGAGAACGATGATCCCGCGTCCAAACGCCAGGGCAAACTTGACAGCACGCTTCACGGACTTCTGAAGGTGGCGGTTGTACATCGCCTTCTGTGCGTCATCGGTGAAGGTGAGCGTGTCATTGAGCGCGTACCCGGTCTTGAGGCGAACAATCTTGCTGCCCAGCCCCGTGACCAGAAAAGCACACATCTCCTGATCACTCATTCGGTTACGCTCAACCACGCTGGTGTTATGCACACTGCGTCGATTGACCAATTGATTCACCACGCTGGTGAGGCCATCCAAGAACTTGCTCATAGTAATTTCCTGTAGTTGATGCTTGTCCCCTTCATGATTGGCTCCAGCGCATAACGCAGTGCGTCAATGAAGTGGTTGTTTGAGTCCACTATAGTGTCCAGCACATCACCGGACAATCTGTCCACCTTGTAACTGTACAGGCGGAACTCACTGATGGTCTGTTCACACCGGGGGTGGATCACCACTTCATCGAAGCTCTTGATGAATGCAATCCCGTCTTCAACGCTACCCTTGCCCTTCTCGCAAGGCTTCGCCATGGGCATACCGTTACGCTTGATGTAGCTGATTGACTCAGGGCGGGCATTGTCACAGCGAACCACAGAAGACCCAATGCCGGGTATCCGCTGTGTCAGATAATCCGCTGTGTCATCTAGCTCCAGCCCCGTGCGTCCTGCTTCATATTCGATGTACAGCTTGCGCCCATGGACCCACGCCTTGACACCTGCTGTCGGGTCTTGGCTGAAACCGAAATCCAATCCGTAGTATGGTCCATCCCATAGCTTCTGGTGAAGCTCGAACTCAGCAACATGATACTTCCCAGCGAAGATTTGTGCATCAGTGCGGGTCAGGTATCGACCTTCCCAGATATGCGCATGGGTC